GGATCTACAACCTACCAAACAAGTCTATGTGTGTGCCTTAGAGAATCGCGCTCTTCAACAGGCGAAAAATGAGATTAACCTATTTTACCAAGAGGGCAAGTGGGACGATTATAAAAAAGTGACAAATCCTTATGAGTATATCTTCCTTTCTTGGAACCGTCGGTCATCCCGATCGGTGGCAACCCGACAGCCGTTGTCACGGTCCTATTTCAAAATGATTGAACTTTGGAAGCGACTGGACCTTACCTCCGAACTTGCACCGTTAGTAAAGCGGAATACAGGTATTGGGTTAAGAACCGCACACGCAGCCGAGGGTCCCGGTGGATTTATTGAAGCGTGTCTCACAATGGCGACGAAGAATATGTTAAAGTTGGAGGATTGGGGATATGTTGGCACTAACGCAATTACATTACGATCTGAGGCAAAGAACGTACCTGGGTGGCGCAAAGCAACAAAGTTTCTGGCGTATTGGCCACAGATTACAATTCACGATGGCGAGGATGGTACGGGCAATATTCTTATCAAGGCGAACCAGGACCACTTTGTAAAGTGGACAAATTTACGAAATCCGAACGGTGCTCATATTTATACTGCTGATGGCGGATTTGACTTTAGTAGCGACTATAATGCGCAGGAGGATTCTATCTTCCCGCTTCTACTTGCCGAGTCGATTATTGGGCTCAAAGTGCTTGGCAAGGGCGGATGTATGATTATCAAGTGCTTTGATACAATTGAGCAACCGACACTGGACCTGCTGTGGTTGCTCAGTCGTTCTTTCCGAACGTGGGGCATTACTAAGCCGCATACGTCGCGTTCAGGCAATGCCGAGCGGTACTTTATCGGAAAAGGGTACCTAGGACCCTCATCGGATATTATCAATATGTTGGATGCCTATCAGGCAAAACAGCAGTTTCTCTTTCCTATTCTGGAACATCCTGTTCCGTGTGAATCGTGGAAGACAACAATGAACCTTATTCAGAAACTTCAGACGGAGATTGAGCAGATGGAGATTATTGTGATTCGGCAGACACTTGACCTTATCAAACTGACCGACCCGACTATCATAGAAAATCTGGTACGTCAAAATGTGAATCGGTCCATTGAATGGTGCCAAAATCACGAGGAAGAGATTACCGCAACGTGGGTGAATGAAATGGATAAGAATGTGGCGAAAGAAACACAGGATTTGCTCAATATTCTCAATCCTCCGCCGCACAATGTACCATATTCTTATACGAATTGGACAAACAAAAGTACAATAACAAATACACTGGTCTTTGACAACTTTCGTATGGGGGATTCGTCAACAACACAGCCACCGGTTGTCAATCCGTTTATGCGACTCAAAACGATTAAACCTACGCACCCCAATATGTTTGGAACTACTGCTTCGCCTTAGTCTTATCGTTGACTCCCAGCTGTGGCTTTACAATACGGTCAACAAGGATGGTGCCGACATTGACAGATGCGTTGTGCTGAGAAATATCTCCGCGCTCCATCTTATCCAACTGGTCTACCATCATGGCAAGTATGTCCCGACGATAGTCCTTTTTCAACAACATTGCGAAAATGCTAGGAAACTCCTTTTGGTAGTCGGCAAAATCGGCGCCGATTTGTGCGGGAGTCTTGGTTTTCATAGCATCTTCAATATCAAGAATCATTTCACGAACGCGTTGGGATTTGGAAGGGGCAGACATCTAAGGTATCTCTTATTCTTTTTTGAAATAATAAACGCTTCCCATTATAAGATATGGCGCTTATGTATTCTCGCAAGAATAGCCGAAGCCGCAAAAGCAATCGTCGGTTTCCGAAGCGTCAGCCACGGTATTGGGGCGGTGCATTGGTTGGCACAGATAAGACGACCGGTGCGCTGTTACCGGGTCAGGAGAGCTCATTGACCGGTATTTTGCCAACAACGACTTGGGGACAGTGGTCAAATTATCCGGGTGCGTTGGCGTGGTCACCAAATACAACGGCTCCCCCGCCATTAGCGAACGGTGGTCTTTACACAGGTCCCCAGTCAACAGGAATATGGGCATCTACGCCGTTTCCTGCTACCCAATATGGCGAGATGGCTGAGGCAACTAGAATAGCAGGGAATCCCGATGTTTTCTATCAACAGCGCCCGAACGATAATACGGGCGCGAGTTTTTCGCCGTATGTATCGGTACCGTTGAGCGCAGAGCATTATAGTGCTGAGATGCCGGCAAAAGTGGGTGGACGCAGAAGTAGCAGAAGCCGTAAACAACGCCGTAATCGTAAATCTAGGAAACTAAGTCGTAGACATAAGTAAGGAATGGCTACCTCGGCAAACGCTGATTTAACATACCATGTAGATTCGCGATTACCTGTAGGAGATAGTGTTAATCAATCGGACCCTTCCCACCCAAAAAATGTGATAAAGGGCTTATTACAAACACAGAATCAGGCAACTGCTGATTCCAAATATGACGCAACACCACAGCGTTTACCGTCACGTGCCAAAGAGGGATTTCAGTCTGTTATGACTGACCCCGCAAAAACCAAGCATATTTTCCTTATTTCAGCAATACTAGGCATAGTTATATGTCTGGTATTTGTGCGACAGGCTGCAAATCTATTTGTCAAAATCGCCATTGTTTTAGTTATGGTAATGTGTATCCATTACCTACTGGCAAGACTAGAAAACCGAACCGTGTAGAGTTTTTTACTAGCAACTACACGGAAACACATATCCTCAAGCTTAGACTTTTGAAGGTACATCTTATTGTTAATACGAAGTTCCTCATCCAAATCTTCTACGTTAAAATGAAATTGAAGGCTGAAGGAGGCGAAGTACGCCTTAATACGGGCAACATCTTCGTCGGAAATAAGGGCGATTGTGATGGGCGGTGGATACCAGGTCTTGAGAATCTCTGTCATTGTAATCAGTAACGCCTCAAAGAGTGCCTGAATATCGCCATCGGTATCAATTTCAAACTGAATACTATTTGGAGGACCCGGTGGCTTCTTCAACAGCTCGGCAACAAAATCTACGATTTCTTCGTTGCCGTTGGACATTTATACATCAACCTATTACCAATTATTTAGACCCCCTAAATAAGAATAACGTTATGCATATTCCTGCGATCGCTGTGGAATTTTTAGGAACCTTTATTTTCTTTTTCGTCATTGTATCGACAGGAAATGGCTGGATAATTGGACTTACCCTTGCGCTCCTTATCTTTGTGTTTGGCAAGATTAGCGGCGGTCATTTCAACCCTGGCGTGACCATTATGATGTTGTACAATAAGGGCGTTCTATTTGAGGATGCTTCGTTATACTTATTAGTACAGGTCGCAGCCGGTATATTGGCAGTAGAACTATGGAGACGTGTTCTCGTAAATACATCCACGGCGGCATCCCCACGATTCTAAGTATAATTACAAATTCGTATCTATTTTAATATTAGTCGTTACGCTCACCCCACGTAGAAAAGTGTCACACGCTACAACCAGTATCATAACAACAGCAATGGCGGTACCGACCGCCAATGTCGCCGCCTGTCGTGTATCACGATTGGCGGCAATATTTGCCAGACCTAAAAACGGGTCCACAATCGTTTCGGTGTTACCGGTGAGTTTTTGTTCGGCGCGGGTAATAACACAACCGAAGAGCCACTGCGTCGTCATAACCACAAGGGCAACTGCCAAAATGACTATACGACCAGGGTGGTGTGGTGGCAATATAAAAAATAGTGAAATAACACCGCCAATAATCATAGGATGAAGCGCCATTAGGGCTTGTCCATGTGCTACATCTCCACCGGGTAACCAAAAGAACACAACACGAGTGAGAGATATAATTACTGCTACTAATCCATCGCGGATTCCTCGCAACGTATGTTTTGCCTTATTTTCTACTTTGATATCAATAGGACTATCGGACATTACGCCTTAATTCAAATCTTCATTATAATGTACGAAACCTTGCGCGGAAAACACCTTCCAAAAACTTCTTAGATAAAGCAGAATGAGTTCTCCTCCTATATTTGTAATTAATCTCGACCATCGTACAGATAAATGGGAAGAAATACAAAAAGAGTTTAAGGATTGGCCGATGCCATTAGAGCGTGTATCTGCTATAAAGTATGACCCGCCTTGGAAGGGTTGTTATATGTCGCACTTAAAATGTATAAAAATCGCCAAAGAACGTAATTATCCTTGGGTACTTTACGTTGAAGATGATTGTGTGCTGATGCCTGGGGCGAAAGAGCGATTTTTTGACGCTTTACCCTATTTATGGGATACACGGCAACATTGGGATTTCTTTATGGGCGGTTTAGCACAAGTATTAAATATTGGTCGTGTATATGCTGAAAAATCTATTGTTAAGGCGGAAGGATATGGTGCCCATTTTTGTTTAGTAAACGGTGATTCTTTTGACCGTATATTGGATATTATGGAGGAAAAAGACCCGCAAGATATATCTGACCCGTGTGATTGTTTTTTTAAATCATATTTTCGGTTATGGACTAGAGTTCCATTTATAGCAAAACAACGTCCTGGATTAAGTGATATATGTAATGTATATAAAGATAGTTATGGTGACTATGATGAAGCGGAAGCACTTATGAAGATTGTTCTATAAACACCCATGCTAATTCAAGTATCAAACCATAAAATGGTATAATATCTGAATGCCTCCTCGCGGAATCGAACCGCGGACCTTCTGCTCACGTTGTTGGAATACAAGGCAGACGCAATACCACTATGCTAAAAAGGCTTCAAGAAGAAACACGTGCCGTCGCCTTAAATCGCCATATCAATCCATGAACAGCAGATTGGATAATCCGTTCTGGAAGCGTATCCAGTTGGTGCCGACTACAAACAGCGAAACTGTCCACTCGGCGTCGGATGACCCACCAGGTGGTGCTACAACCAAACTCAATTTCATATCCACGCGGTCAGGGTTAAGGGTGCCACTGGGGTCAAAGTCTGCCGGTTTTTCAGCAAAATTATAAGCGTAAATATAATTGCCGTAGCCACGAATCCCGCCAGGCAGAGGCATATTACCGGTGGCGCGCCACCACCGCTCGGGCTGGTCCGCCCACACCGCCGTACCGACCATCAGCGTAGCGTGAACCAAAAGAGGACGATACGGATTCCACGTAGGACTGTATTCATTTTCCAGCACCGCCGAATAGTTATTCCAATCGTTGAACTCTTGAACGGCGGCGTTGCGACGTAGGAAGAAAATCAGCTGACGAATGGGACCGTTTGCCGTTGTAATGGGCAATTGAATCTTAATCGTATTACCAATCGATGTGTTGGTAATGTATTTAATCGGCTCGGCAAATCGCGTCTCCACCACCTGTTCCATCATAATTTCGTGGACTTGATTTATATACGCCTCGCGCAGCTCGCCATCAATTTGGGAAATACCGCACACTAAATCTGCTGTTTGAAATCCAGGCGCCCCATAACCCACCGCTATTGTCTCAAACTTACGAAATGGGTAGTTATAGTTACGCACTTGAAACGTTGTTCCTAGTGGGGTTTCGTTACAGGTGAGCGGCGCACTTAGTTTGCGAATCACTTCGCTAAATGGACGTAGCGTAATATGAAAGCGAATCTTATCGGGTCCGCTGGATGATATCAAAGGAAAGGCAGTATTTACATGTTTAGCAAACCAGAATGGTAAATAGCAGTATACATAACCATCTTCACTCGCTAAGACATTATTTGTACCAGGTCTCGTATACGAATTATAGATGCCATCGTCGTACGCTACACCGGTGGTCACACTGTGATTCATCTTATTCCAGGTATTAATCCAGTCGCCACTAAATGATTCAATGATGACTCCGTCGACTTCCATTTCGGCA